CTTGCGACGATTCATCTCAATCAAAGCGAGGAATGCTGGCACCTCTGGGTTTGAGCCATTGGCGTACTTGATCAGGTCTTCGTTCTTAACCGTAAATGGGTCTTGAAGACTGCTTTGAACTTGAATTAGGTTTGCTGGTTCGATTGCCATGTTATTTCCTTATTCGTTATAACTGGTGTCTGGAACATTGGGGTCAAATACGTTCTCTTGGACGTTTTCAGTATTTGGATCGTAGAGAGGAGATTCAGTTGAACCCATCTCTACAGGCTGTCCATCAGCCCCCACTGTGTATCTAGTACCTTGTGAATCAGTCATGTAAGTTCCATCTGGGGATAGCGTATATCCAAGTGGAACTTTGTCTGGACTAATTGAGTTGCTGCTCAACAAAGTGCTTGGGTTGATTCCGGCGGCTTTTAGTACGTTGGTAATGGTGTCACCAGTCATACCAGAAGCCTTGAGGTTCTTAATAAGCTCTGCAGTACCAGCCGCAGTGCCAACAGCGCTTTGTAAGAAGCTTGGCTTGGCCGCGTATTCGCTTGAAGTAGCTCCACCAATACCTTTGATAAGGTTGGCTTGATTGGCCAATAAAGTTCCGGGGTAATTTCTTTGGTCGAGGTACTGGTTGTACAGAGCATTAAGGCCAGCTTGTTCTTGAGCTTGCTGAGTATTTCCAGCAGCACCCAAAGCTGTAAGATTTTGCAATCCATACTGAGCCTGTTGGGCTCCGACATTTCCTGCAGCTTGATTTGCCGTTGCGGCTTGAGATAGGCCTTTAAGTCCTACGTCTGTACCGTACTGGGCTTCTTGAATCTTGCGAGCTTGATCAGCATTAAACTGAGTTGCCGCCTTGTCGTAGGCAGTGTTGTAACCTTGTCCAGTAATATTGGCTAAGTTAGTTCCTAAATTACGCTGAGTCTCAGTGTCCATCAAGGCTTGGCGGGATCCACCAAACGCCCCTGCTTGTGTAGCCTTGGCGTTATTTGCTAACTGAGTAATCTGCGACTGACGGCGGGCTTCTTCTAATTGGGGATTAAGCGCATTCTGCAGATATGGGTTCATGTACTGCTGGGCGGCACTTGCATCAAATGCACTACCAACAGGGTTGTAACTTGTTCCAGCCGCTTTGTTACCGATATCCAAAAGATTGGTGCCAGCCGTTGTCATAGTGGTTGGTAAAGTCAGATTTGACAATCCTTGCCACGCCTTATCCTGAAGCTCAGAAGTACCAGCGGTTAATTGGCCTGTGTAAGCTGGAGCCGGGTTATTAAGTAGCGCCTGACCTTTGTTGAGTACATCAGAAACGTAAGGTTGCGTAAGGGCGCTTGGCCCCGTTACCGTTGCTTTTGATGGGGTATCTGTTAACCCTGAAGATGATAGTAGTGCCATGGTATTTCCTTACTTAGGAATAAATTTTTGAGGTTTAATTTGTTTGCCTTGCTTGGGGTTTCCCGTGCGGGCTCTGCGAACTTGATCCATCATCTTATATAAGACTTTGGCTCCAGCGTCTGTAGAGCCATTTCCAAGATGAGACACTACATCGGCAGGGATTACAAACTCACCGTCAGCCAATCTGGCTGGTTGTTTGTTGCTGATTGAAGCTGGGATATGGTCTGACATTCCATCTCCGGGGCCTTTGAGTAACCGGCCTCCGTCAGAGTAACCTCCAAGAGCCCCGCCTCCAGCCAAAGACATTAGACCGCCTTGTGCTGCCGATACAAATCTAGGATCAAGCATAGCCTGACCTTGAGCTGCTCCATCAATGGGAGCTACTACTGGACGAGCATTCCAGTTAAGGATTTGCTGCCTGTAAGCAGCAGCTTGTTCAGCTGGGCTTGAGCTATCGTCAGCCAACGCGCCTAAACCTAATGCCGCGCCTCCAACTAAAGCCGCATTTCCAAAGTTAAATTTACTGCCTGTAGAGACTGTAGAAGCTGGCGTTATAGAAGTTGATGCTGGAGAGCTTGTCAATGATTTTGAAAGCTCCGCCAATGTTTGAGGCTGGGTTAAAGGAATAATATCTGCCAATGGATCTGTTTCTTGAGCTGGCATAGAAGATACAGAAGCTGGATCAATACCTATTGAATCCCAATATGCCTTATCGCTAGATGCTGTTGGAGTAGTTTGATCGCTGGTTATTCCAGTTAACGGGTCAGTCTGTTGTGCCGGCATTCCAGATGCAGAACTTGGATCAATACCAATAGACGCTAAAAAATCTTCTTGTTTAGTTTTAAGATCAGGCGTAAGTTCTGTATCAATAATTGGAACTTCATTTGGTTTGGCCGGAATTACAGTTTTTGTTTCAGGTGTAGCTTCTGGTTTAGTTTCTGGCTCATTCATTAACGATTTTTGAAGTCCCGCTACAGACTCCATATCAGGCGCTAGCCATGCGTTGGTTGTAGGATCATAAAAAGATCCAGCTGGTTTGTTGTCTGCCTCGGCTGAAGACAATAAACGATAGCCAAACGGCGGCTTGTAATCCTTGGCAGCAGCACTTTCAGCATAGATTGGTGCGCCAGATACATCTACCCTATTGAGAGACTCTGCATCCATTGGGCCAGCAACTTGTACTCCTTGCGGAATAACTTGTTCGGCAAGCTCATTAGTTGAGCTTATGGGCGCAGTCCCGCCATAGGTAGGATCAAATACGCTTTCTGTTTTACCAGTAGCGCCAGCTTTTAAACCAGATGCATTGGCTTGTTGGTATTGACCCTTGGCTTCAGATATACCCGCATTAATTGCGGCGTTTACTAAAGCCTGAGATGGATTACCACCCATCAAAGTGGCTGAAACAGTAGCATTAACCGCCACTTTTTGACTGGCAGATAGTTGATCAAAACCCGGTATTTGGTCTGTTACTGCGGCTGTTGCAGCTGATATTCCAGAGTTTGTTAAGGCAACTAAAGGATCTTGTCCACGGATTACGCCTGCGGCCGTACCACCGGCAACCCTGCCTGCAATATTTCCCGTTACATCTCCAGCTGTTCCTAAACCAGATTCTTGAGCGGCAAGCATTCCAGTCTGTTGGGAGCCTACATCTGTGTTGTATGTATTTGCAGCTGCCGCATTGTCCACAAACTCATTTGTGTAATTACTAACACCTTGGGCCACCCCTTGGGCAACATAAGTTTTGGCCGCAGACTTTAAACCGTCTTCTAAGCTTCCTCCATGAGCCATTGTGTCTGCGGCAGAAACAAGTGGCAAGAACTCGGGGGCAACAATAGCTACAGTTATTTTTGCAATAGCTCCTACTGGGTCAGCTTCAACCGCCTTGATGGTGTTACCAACAGCCTCTACTACCGGCTCAACAATTTGCGTAACAACAGCATTGCCAACGTCGGAAACAACCTCTCCTACGGAAGAGACTACGTCACTTGCCGCATCAACAACGTCAGAAACTGCATCTGTTACTGCACTCATATTATTTTCCTAAGTTCAAAACAATCCGTCGGCCGCCGGATTTGAGTTTGTACTCTGTAAACCCCATGCCGGGCATGGGGGGCTTTTTAAAGATAACGTGGAATAAAGTACTTATTGCCGGATCTTTAAACTCTGTGACTAGCATATTCATACCTAGCTTCTTAACATAGACTGCATACTTCTTGCCGTTTTCTACAAAATTGCGGGCTTTATCAGCATTCAAAGCTTTAAAAAACCCTTGGCCTTTATCTCCCTTATGAAGGATGAATACCGTATTACCAATCTGCTTAACGTCTGTATTGGGTTGGGACATTTCAGTTAGTATGGCTGGGAATGCAACTTTTGGAGAATACTGGGAACGAGTATTCTGTAACGCGATATTAGTTATATCAGCGATATTGAGCTTTTTCTCGTTGCTATCTACCATTTCCATACTAAATATCCAAGTTATCAATTAACGAACATTTTTTGAGCAAACCACTGGAGCCCATAGTAAAACCGATTTTAGCCTTGTATGACGTTTTCATCCAACTTTCCAATTTGTTCCGTCTGAATATACAGGCGTTTTAACCGCCCCACCTGTAGCCACAGTTGAGCCAAATACCGGAGCTAAAGCATCAGACACAAACGCTCTAGCGCCTGTTCCAGATGTGGCTGCACTTGGAAGGGTTGCCACCGTGTAAACAGTGAGAGCTGGAAGTATCCCGCTATCTGTACTTAGCTGGCTCAATATGCCCTGTATACGGTTAAAGTACAGGCGCAAAACATTATTAAACTGGTTTTGATATGCGTCAGAATAGTTTTGCGTAGGCGCTGGAAGTGCCGGTGCTGCAATCTTATTGATTTCAGACTCAGAGGTAACAATGAATGTCATCGTCTGCCGTCCTGCCTGATGTCAAGACGGGGTGATCCTAGTTGCCAAGTAACACCTGCGGCTGTAGACCTTACTTCCATAGCCATCTGACGGCCCCTGACCCTTGTGTAGATTTGCCCCGTAAACTCTTCAATTGGAAGAATTGCCGTGCGGGTAATTGTGGCCGAGGCATCTCCACCTACAGACGCTGGGCTGTTATACCCAGAGCCTGAGTTTTGCATAGGCTTTAGGTACATCGTTACCTGCGGGCTTGTTGCTGTAGATCCACGGAACGTAATGTCTGGTACTACACGCCATATAAACCCAAACCTATCACCGTCATCAATGTCAAATTCAGCAGATGTAATGTAGGCTTCAATAGGAACTGTAGTAGCTGTAGTTTTGTCATCCACCCCAACTTCATGGTCAACAATGTTGTAGTCGTAAGTTGTAGCAATCGGGTAATCTCTTAACCCAGAGTCAAGCCACGCTGTTCTAGCCATTGAACCGTAGTACCAAACACCAGTTCCGCCTTTACCGTCTGGCTCAAGGTAGTTGTAAACCACATAACTATCAATTTTAGAGTCCACGCTGTCATTACTGACATAGAACCACCACACCTCATTGAAGCCCTCGTTTGTTCCGCACATAACTTGGTCAAACTGGGATTTGTTGATGTTCTCAAATACAAACTGACGCAGATCACAAGATTGTGTCTGTGTGCGTCCGTCGTATTTATAAAACTTATCCACACCCATCCAGTACGCCACGCCATTAGCGTAGCCAACAGCGTTTTCTCCAGCTATGGATACGTTGTCACCTACAAGTTGAGAACCCCACACCACAGGAGCGCCAACATATTGAAGAGAATAAATAGAAGAGTCAGTCCACACCAATATTTCCTGACGGGCTTGCATAGCTGTAACAATTTGGGAGCCATGAGACAAGCGCAAATCACCAGCTGTATTAGTAGGTGATGGTGTCCACTCAACCACAGATTCTTGATCTGACCAACGAATCTGCATTGGGTCTTGGATGGTTGACCCTAGCGCATTACAGCCAAACGCAAAAACATACCTGCTTGTATCTGAAACAAGAATGTAGTTTTGGATGATTGGGCAATTAGATGCTGCTGCAAAAGTCGTGATATCCATGCCTCTTGGGGATATGGAATGAACTCCAGACTGACTGCCCGTAGTGTTTATCAAAGCACCTGTAGGGGTTAGTGATAAATTAAATGTTGTAGATGAGACATACCTTGTGTAGTAGGTCGTGCCAACCAAAAGCCCTGTAGGCAATGCGCCAGTTGTTTGAAAAACAATTGCCGACAAATTAGGCAAAATAATAGTAGACGATACAACACAAGGAGTGGCTAT